CTGTTGATGAAAGATTAAAGTTCTTTAGAAAAAATGTACCAAATGCTTCACTAATAAGTGAAATGATAAGTAATCAAGATGGCGTTTGTATCTTTAAAGCAAGTATCTTTATAGATGGAACTATAGTCGCTACTGGTCATGCTTACGAGAAAGAAGGAAGCACTTTTATTAACAAGACAAGTTATATCGAGAACTGTGAAACAAGTGCGTGGGGTAGAGCATTGGCAAACCTTGGTATAGGATTAACGGGTTCAGTTGCATCAGCAGATGAAGTGCAAAATGCAATACTTAACCAAGAACCAAGACACCTTAGTAAACAGCAAATTAACGAATCACTAGATATTATTGCTAAGTGTGTTGAAGATAGTAAAGATGAGAGAAAAGAAGAGGCAGCGAGAAGGAAAGCGAGGTCAGTATTCCAAAGAGCAAATGACCCGTCTATCGCAGAGGAGAGCAGAAGCATAATTTTAAATACAATAACAAAACACTATCCTGAATGGGTAAAGGATATTAAGTAATTAGCAGGGTTCACTACCAATGCTAGTCGGGGGCGGTTCCATACTAAGTTCAAGAATCTTTCGTATCTCCCCGTCCTCGTTAGGTTACAAGAATAGTGCGAGTGGTTGCCGTAAGCAACTCCATTAATTAAATAATAAGGAGAAGATAATGGAAGAGAAAAAATTTATAGATGGTCTAAGAGTGAAACAACCTCACCCTAACGCACCAGAATTTATAAAAGCAAAAATTAGTATTAACAAGCAATCTTTATTACAATGGTTATCACAACAACCAGATGAATGGATTAATGTAGATGTTAAAGAGTCTAAGACTGGTAATTGGTATGCAGAGATAGATACTTGGAAACCAGAAGCATCAACAGAAAATCCTAGATATGCTACACAACCAGATACTAAAGAGGAATTTAACGACCAAGTTCCATTCTAATTATGAATACAATTAAAGTCGATATAAACGAAGTATTTGAAAACGACACTAACCCAAGGGAAATAACATCTGATAAGTTTGCTAAATTAGTAAATAGCATTAAAGATGCCCCTTGGATGTTAGATATAAGACCAATCGTAGTTAATGACGATATGGTAGTTCTTGGTGGTAATATGCGATTAAAAGCGTGTCGCCAAGCAGGTCTTAAAGAAGTTCCTATAGTTAAAGTATCTGATTTAACGGAAGAACAACAAAAAGAATTTATTATTAAAGATAATGTTGGTTTCGGTCAATGGGACTGGGATATTCTAGGTAATGATTGGGACTTAGAGAAGTTGGAAGAGTGGGGTTTAGAATTAGAGATTACTGACCCAGAATACGACTCTTTTGCTGATGACAGTTACACTAAGAAAATAGATGCACCAGAATATGAACCATCTGATGAGAAACCAGAACTAACTGACTTAGTAAATACAACTAAATCTAATGAACTTGTAAATAAGATACAAGCAAGTGAAATAGATAACAACATTAAGAATTTCTTAATAATGGCAGCACAACGACATCTGGAATTTGACTATTCAAAGATTGCAGATTTTTATGCACACGCTGAACCAGAAGTCCAAGAACTTATGGAAGAATCAGCATTAATTATTATTGACTTTCAACAAGCGATAGCAGGTGGTTATGTCAAACTTAATCAAGAAATCACAGATAGGTATTTAGAAGAATATGGCGATGAAGCATAAAGACTTTGCAATATTTATTCTTACTTACGGAAGAAGTGAAAAGATTTATACACTAGAAACTTTAAGAAAGCAGGGATATACTGGAAAGATATATTTAGTTTGCTCTGTAGATGACAAAGAGTTAGAGAACTATAAGAATCTCCATAAGAATGTCATAGAGTTTGATAAGAATGACTATAAAGGCACTTTTGATATTGGTGATAACTTTAATGACGATAGAGTGGTTGTGTATGCTAGGAATGCCGTTTTCGACATAGCAGAAGAATTAGGTTATACATACTTTCTAGTTCTTGATGACGACTATACACAGTTCAGATATACAAGAGATGACTTAAACGACTATCTGACTAAAGCAAGAAATATTAAAGATTTAGACAAGATTATGGACATCTTGTTAGATTATTACATTCAAACCAATGCTAAAACGCTCTGTATTGCTCAGGGTGGCGACTTTATTGGTGGAGAAGGTAGTAGGGTATTTAAAAAGAAATTAACCCGTAAAGCAATGAATTTCTTTATCTGTTCTACAGAAAGAAGATTCCAGTTTATCGGTAGAATTAATGAAGATGTAAATACCTATGTTAGGTTTGGAACTGTAGGAGATATATTCTTAACTATAGCAGACTTACGACTTGAGCAACTAGATACACAAAGCAATTCAGGTGGTCTTACTGAGTTCTATTTAGATGGTGGAACTTATGTGAAATCTTTTTATACTGTTTTGTTTGCACCTTCTAGTGCTAAAATAAATTTAATGGGCAATAAAAATATGAGATTGCACCATAGCGTAAAGTGGAACAATACAACACCCGTTCTTTTACCTGAGAAATATCAGAAAAGGAGAGTGACAGAATATGACACATAAAAAAGATACAAATATTAAAAAGAAAGCAATGATAAAAGCACTAGAAAAATCACTTGGAGTTGTTACTCCTGCTTGTAAGACAGCAGAGATTTCTAGGGAAACACATTATCGTTGGATGAGAGAAGATGAAGAATATGCTTTAGCAGTAGATGAGTTATCTAATGTAGCACTTGATTTTGCAGAAAGTCAATTACATAAACAGATTAACTCTGGCAATTCAACATCTACTATTTTTTACTTAAAGACAAAAGGTAAGAGCAGAGGATATATAGAGAAGCAAGAGTTCGATTTATCTTCTAGCGATGGAACTATGCAACCTCAAATAATTGAGATAGTTGGTGTAGCACCGCAACCGAAGTGAAAGTAAAACAACAAATTTCTATACCCGAAAAGTTAAGACCATTATTCGAGGGGGAAGCAAGATACAGATGTGCTTATGGTGGTAGAGGAAGTGCTAAGACTACTACCTTTGCATTAATGACTGCTATATGGGGTTACAACTGGGGTAAGCAAGGTAAACACGGACAGATAGTCTGTGGTCGTGAGTTTATGAACTCTCTTAATGATTCTTCACTAGAAGAAATCAAAGCAGCGATTAGAGGTATCCCTTGGTTAGAATCTTACTATGATGTGGGAGAGAAGTTTATAAAGTCGAGAGATGGTAATATCTCTTATACTTTTGTTGGTCTTAGAAGGTCTTTAGATTCTATAAAGTCTAAATCAAGAATATTGTTAGCGTGGGTAGATGAGGCAGAGCAAGTTTCAGATACAGCGTGGACTAAATTAATACCTACAGTTCGAGAGCAAGACTCAGAAATATGGGTTACATGGAATCCAGAATCTAAATACTCTGCAACACACGAACGCTTTAGAGTAAACCCACCAGCAGGTGCAAAGATTGTCGAGATGAACTATACAGATAATTTTTGGTTTCCAGATGTCCTAGAAAAAGAAAGATTAGAAGATAAAGAAAAAAGACCAGATATGTATGAGCATATTTGGGAAGGTGGATTCTTAACATTCTCAGAAGGTGCTTATTATGGTAGAGAAATGAGAGTGATTAGAGAAGAAGAAAGAATAGCAAATGTTGTATACGATACAAGCACAGCAGTTGTTACAGCGTGGGATTTAGGAGTTGGTGATTCTACTGCTATCTGGTTTGCACAATTTGTAGGAGCAGAAGTTCACCTTATTGACTACTATGAGGGTTCTGGTGTAGGATTAGAGCATTATGTAAAAGTGTTACAAGAAAAGGGTTATGTTTACGACAAGCATATACTACCGCATGATGTTAGAGTAAGAGAACTTGGAACTGGAATGAGTAGATTAGAAACACTTGATAGTTTAGGTCTTAAAAATGTTGAAATAGCACCTATGTTAAATATAGATGATGGTATTCAAGCAGTTAGGTCTTTACTCGGTAAGTGTTGGTTTGATAAAGAAAAAACTGAATTCGGTGTTGATTGTTTGGTAAACTATAGTCGAGATTGGGACGAAAACGGCAAAACTTGGCGCCTAAGACCTCGGCATGATTTATATTCGCATGGTGCAGATGCGTTTAGATATTTAGCAATAGGTTATCGCCCGAACTCAACAAACTGGGGTGAGCCTATAAAACGAAACTTACAAGGTGTAGTTTAATATGGCAATAACAACATATACAGAATTAAAAACGGCAATCGCCAATTTCTTAGACAGAGATGATTTAACTTCTGTCATACCAGATTTTATTTCACTAGCAGAAGCACAACTTAATCGTGATATTAGACATTGGAAGATGGAAAAGAGAGCGAGTGGACAACAGTCTGCAGGTGATGAATGGATGCAAATACCAAATGATTGGTTAGAAACCATTAGGTTAAATATTAGTGATGGTGGAACTAGAGCGGTAGATTTAATTAGTAGAGCAAGTATGCAGGATAAAAGAGCAGGTAATTTAGATACCTCTGGAACACCTATGTATTATGCCCATTCTGATAGTCAGTTTGAGTTATATCCAACACCTAACGCTACAACAAATTTAGAACTACTTTACTATGCAAAGACAGATGCTTTATCAGGCAGTAATGCTAGTAATTGGTTACTGGAAGATGCACCAGATGTGTATTTATATGGAAGTTTAATGCACTCTGCACCGTATCTTGCAGAAGATGAGCGAGTTGCAGTTTGGTCGCAAATGTATTTTGCGGCAGTAGGGCAACTTAATAAAATATCCGAAGATGCTCGTATGAGTGGGTCGGGTTTAACACTTAAAATAAGGGGAATGGGATAATGAGTTTTTCAAATTATTTAGAAACAAAAGTTTTAGACCATGTATTCGGTGGTACTGCTTATACAGCACCTACTACATTATATGTGGCACTATTTACAACTGACAACACAGATTCTGGTGGTGGTACTGAAGTATCTGGCGGTGCTTATGCAAGACAGACAGTAACATTTACAACTTCTGGTGCTACTACATCAAATGATTCTGATATTGAATTTCCAACAGCAACAGCAAACTACGGAACAGTAATCGCTGTAGCAGTTATGGACGCATTAACTGGTGGTAATCAACTAGCGTATGCAGGTCTTACTACAGATAAAACTATCGAAACTGGTGATGTATTTAGAATCCCTGCTGGTGATTTAGATATTACACTAGACTAATAAATGTCAGTTTACGGCAGTTGGTATTATGGTCGTCTAGCATACAGCGATGGCGAACTAGCAGATGGTTCTGCTACAGTATCAGCAAGTTCAACTACTTCTTCTAATTCTACTGCTAATGGTAGTAGGATAAGAGAGAGTGATGCTTCTGTTACAAATAATGCTACGATAACTGCTAATGCAAATATTATTGTAAATGCTACGCCAAATACAATAAGTGCAAGTGCTACTGTTTCATCAGATTGCGAAAGAGCAAGGTTTGGTGAATCAGCAGTATCAACTAATTCTACATTTAGTTCAAATGGCGAAAGAGTTAGAGAAAGTGCAAGTACAGGAACTGCAACTGCCGTTGCTACCATTCAAGCAACGAGAATCAGAGAAAGTGATGCTACCCTTACATCAACTGCAACAGTTACTTGTGACGCTGAAACAGTAATAGATACTAATCCAGATACGATTAGTGCT